GTGCTGCTCTCTGACGGCACCGTCAGCTCCACCCCCACCGCTCCCGGCGAGATGGAGGCCAGCGACCAGCAGCTCTCCATGCTGACCCCCAATATGGTGGCCAGGGCTGTGACCAAGCTGAAGAAGGACCGGGTGCCCACCATCGGCGGCAAGTACTTCGCCGTGATCCACCCCAGCGTGGCCTATGACCTGCGCAAGCATGAGGCCTGGATGGAGGCCCACAAGTATGCCGCTCCCGGTGAAATTTTCAACGGTGAGATCGGCGAGCTCCACGGCTGCCGCTTCATCGAGGACGTCTTCGCTCCCGTGCTGGAGGGCGACTATGCCAACAAGGCCGGCACCGTCACCTATGCCACCTACTTCTTCGGCAAGGACTCCTTCGGCATCATCGATCCCGAGGGCGGCGCCCTGCAGATGATCGTCCACGACAAGTCCGAGATCGGCGGCCCCCTGGACCAGTTCTCCACCGTGGGCTACAAGCTGGAGACCAACGGCGCCACCATTCTCTATCCTGAGCGGATCCTGCGCGTCATGAGCTGCAGCTCCTATTCCGACACCGATCAGGCCAACTGAGGAGGCAGCTTATGGAGAAAGTGGAAGTTTTCGTTCCCAAGGGCTATGTGAATGAGGAGCCCAATCTCTTCGTCAGCGTGGGCGGTGTGAACTACCTGCTGCCCCGGGGCCGGACCAGTCTGGTCCCTCCCGCGGTGGCCTATGAGCTGGAGCGGTCCCGGAAGGCCCAGGAGGCCCTGGACCGGAAGATCGGCCAGCTGCTGGAGCGGCAGTAAGGAGGGGATGGCCATGACCGTCGACCAGGTCATCGACCGGGTGGACCGGCTGAAATGCAACGCCTACACCCTCCGGGAGAAGCGGGAATGGCTGGCCCAGCTGGAGGGCCTGATCCGGGCGAACATCCTGGATACCCACAGCCCCAGCCTTCCCGCCCGGGACCCGGAGATGCTGGACGGGGACTGGGAGCTGACGGCTCCCGCTCCCTTCCAGGGGCTGTACATCCGCTGGCTGGAGGCCCAGATCGATCTCTATAACGGGGAACCGGAGCGCTATAACGGCTCCATCGCCCTGTTCAACGCGGAGTACAACGCCTTCGAGAGCTGGTATAACCGCTGTCATACACCCAAGAACGCGGGGGATTGGCGGCATTGAGCCGCAGGGGGCGGTCTCTGACCGTCCCCTGCAGAAGAATGAGAAAGGAGGATATCCCATGCGATATCCAAGGATACCGGGGCGGAGGGTCTATGTGGAGACCATGACCCGGTTCGGGGGGCTGGACCGGCAGGCGAAGCCGGGGGCGGGATCCTTTACGAGTATGAAGGACCTGTCCGCCCGGGACTGGCCCCTGATCACGCCCCGCCTCAGGCGGGGCGTTTATGCAAAGCCCGCGTCTCCCCAGGGACTGATCGGAGGGGATAAGCTCTGCTATGTGGATGGGGCGGACTTCGTGATCGGCGAGACCCGGATCCCTATGGACCTATCGGTCCGGCCGGAGGACTGCCCCAAGAAGCTCCAGTCCATGGGCACCCAGGTGATCATCCTGCCGGACAGGAAGTATATAAATACCCTCGATCCGGAGGACAGAGGAAGCCTGGAGGCCGCCTTCACCGGCGCCGAAATCCGGGCGGAGCTGTGCCGGGAGGACGGTGCGGTGCTGACAGATGTGACCGTCGGGGAAACGGCCCCGGAGGAGGGGCTGTGGCTGGATACGGGCGGCGAGAATAAAGTGCTTCGGGAGTACTCCGAGAGCCAGGGCCAGTGGGCGGAGCTGACCGCCTTCATGAAGCTGACGGCAGGTGGCATCGGAGGGGGCTTCTTCCCGGAGGACACGGTCCGGGTCACCGGCTGCGGCGATCTGGACGGACTGCGCCGGGTGGTCAGCGCCGCGGAAGACGCTCTGGTACTGGAGGGAGCCGCAGTCCCCGGAGAGGTGGAAGGGACCGTTGAGGTGGCCCGGCGGGTGCCCCTGATGGACTTCATCACCGAATGCGGCAACCGGCTCTGGGGCTGCCGCTACGGTGCCGACCGGGAGGGTAGGTTCGTCAACGAGGTCTATGCCAGCCGTCTGGGCGACTTCCGGAATTGGGAGAGCTTCCGGGGGCTCTCCACCGACAGCTATGCGGTGTCCTTCGGCGAGCCGGGGCCCTTCACCGGGGCGGCGAGCCATTTGGGCTACCCGGTCTTCTTCCGGGAGGATGCCATCCATAAGGTCTACGGCACAGAGCCGGCGGCCTTCCGGATCCAGACCACCCATTGTCCCGGGGTCCAGGAGGGCTCCCACGGGAGCCTTGCCCTGGTGGGCCACATGCTGATGTACAAGGGCCGGGAGGGAGTCTATGCCTACGATGGAGCCATGCCTGTGGATGTATCCCAGAAGCTGGGCTCCGGGAAGCGGCACAGCGCCGCCGCAGGAGCCGTGGGAGAAAGATACTATATCTCCATGGCAGAGGAGGAGGGCCACAGCCTGTATGTGTTCCACAGCAGCCTGGGCCTCTGGCACCGGGAGGATGACCTTCGATGCAGCCATTTCTGCGCCCAGGGCGGGGAGCTCTATGCCATCGACCAGGGCTCCCGGAACATCCTGGGCCTTCTTGGCACCGGAGAGCCGGAGGAGGAAGTGACCTGGGAGGCGGAGCTGGCTCCCTTCGGTCTGGAGGAGCCGGAGCACCGGCATATCTCCCGGCTGGTCCTGGGCTTGACCCTGGAGCCGGGTGCAAGGCTGGAGTGCCTGGCCCGTTATGACGGGGACGAGCGCTGGGAGCGTCTGGCCGCCGTCTTCGGTACGGATACGGGGAGCCTGCGGCTCCCTCTGCGGCCCCGGCGGTGCGACCGTATGACCCTAAAGTTCCGGGGCGCCGGGAACGCCCGGATCTACAGCATCGCCAAATACTATGAGAAAGGAAGTGACTGCCCATGATGGGCTTTCGGTATCCCAATATCACCGGGGAGGATCCCCGGAAACAGCTGGAGCAGCTGAAAAGCTATCTCTTCCAGCTGGTAGATCAGCTGAACTATACCCTGGAGCAGCTGGAAAGGAGCAGCCATGGCTAAGACATTTTACGACCCCAAGGAAAACGAAGACTATCAGAAAGCGCTGGAAAAGCTGGAAACGGTCAGAAAGAACAAGCCGGTCTATTCCAATACTTACGGAGCCCAGGTGAAGGACCTTCAGGCGCAGCTGACGGGCCGCTCTCCCTTTACCTATTCCATCGATAAAGACGCCCTCTTCCGGCAGTACCGGGACCGGTATCAGTCCCTGGGACACCGGGCCATGGAGGATACCATGGGCCGGGCCCAGAGCATGACCGGGGGCTACGGAAATTCCTATGCCCAGACCGTCGGCCAGCAGAGCTACCAGAGCTATCTGGGGCAGCTGTCCGAGGTGACGCCCAGGCTCTATGAGCAGGCCCTGGAGCGCTATATGCAGGAGGGCCGGGACCTTCAGAGCCGCTATGACGCGGCGAAGGCCATGGAGCAGGAGGAATACAGCCGCCATCAGGATGCACTGGATGCTTACCGCAGAGACCTGAGCTTCCTCCAGACCCAGGCGGACCAGGCCTATGACCGGGGCTATCAGCAGTACCTGGAGGAATATAAGCAGGCGGGGGACCGCTACACCCGGCTCCTTTATATGATGGAGAAGCTGGGCTATAAGCCCTCGGAGGAAGAGCTCCTGGCCGCGGGCCTGACGAAGGAGCAGGCCAGGGCCTTCATGGGCTGAAACGCAAAGTTCCCGTTGCAGGGACCGCCGTCCCCGGCGGTCTCTGCATCGGGGAACAGGTAAAAGGAGGAAAATGGAGATATGATGCAGGGAAATGCCTGTTATTTGGGGATCACGATCCTGAACAGCGGCGGTACGGCGGTGGAGCCGGTGGACGTGCAGGATGTGGAGATCACCGTGGGAAATTTGAGGAAGACGTATCTGGGAGAGGAGTTGACCTTCTCCGGCGGGCTGTGGCTCTTCCCTCTGAGCCAGGGGGAGAGCTTCGCCCTTCGGCCGGGCCCCATCCGGGCTCAGGTGAGAGTGGCCTGGGCCAACGGCGTGGTGGAGGGCTGCGTGCTCCCGGGCGTGTATGTGGATGAGAGCATCAGCGAGGAGGTGCTGTGATGGTGCATTTTGGCAGAGCGGGGGAGCTTCGGGCGGAGCTGAAGGGCCCCTATGGAAGCGTGGCGATCCGGGTGGTGGAAATGACCCTCCCGGAGGATGCCTGGAAGGGAGCTGTGAGCCCCTGGGCCCAGACGGTGGAGGTCCCCGGCGCGGGCCTCACCAGCAAGATCGACCTCCAGCCGGACCCGGAACGGCTGGAGCAGATGCGCCGCCTTGGCATGGCCGTGGCGGCAGTGAATGACAACGGCCTGGTGACGGTGCTGGCCTTCGGGGCAAGACCCGGAGAGGATATGACCCTCCAGGCCACGGTGACGGAGGTGCTGCGATGAGCATCATGGGTAATGTGGCGGGCCTGGGAGCGGTACAGTCCGACTGGGCCCAGACCGATGAGAAAATGGCGGACTATATCCGCAACAAGCCAAACATCGCCGCCATGGAAGCGCCCCTGGAGGCACTGCGGACGCTGGCGGAGGGGGCACTGCCCAAGACCGGCGGTACCATGACCGGCCCAATCAGCATGGGCAGCAAGAAGATCACAGATCTGGCTGCGCCTACCAACGGCGCTGATGCCGCGACCAAGGCTTATGTGGACGGCAAGCGGCTTTCCGGAACGGTGAGTCTGTCCGCCGACCACTGGTCCGGCGGTGAGCAGGAAGTATCCGTCAGCGGCATCCTGGCGACGGATATGCCCCATTGGGGCATCGTGTACGGCACGAACAGGGAAGCGGAGAAAGAGGCATTCGCTTTGGTGGATGAGCTGGAGACTTCCGCCGGGAAGTTCACTTTCCGGTGCTTCGGTGATGTGCCTGCTGTGGCTCTGAATATCCAGTGGGAGGTGGATCGCTGATGGCTATGGGTTTCAAGCATGGTCCTTCCGGCGGTGATCTGCTGGGTATCACTGTGGTATCCGGTACTGCCAGACCTTCTGCGCCGAAGGAGAACACCATCTGGGTAAACAGCGACAGCGCGATCGTTTCGTGGGTCATTTCGCCTGTGCAGCCCAATGGCACATCCGGTCAGTTCTGGATCAGGACGGCTGAAAAGAGCGGTCTTTTGCTGAACACCGTGAAGAAAAACGGGATCTATGTCCAGCCTTTTGCGGTATACGAATATACGACCGGCAGCGGTTGGGTCGAGCGGGATGCGGAGGTCTACCACGACGGTGCATGGGCTGAGCTTAATACATTTATTTATCTCTATAACAAAGGCAACAGCACGGGCTATTCTTTTGCTTGTGACGAAAACATGAAGCAGAGGGCTTCTGGCTACACGGCCGAAGCCGAACGAGTGGCGGTAGGCAGTTCCAGTATCACCGTTACAACATCTGCGACCAGAGCCTATGACTTTACGAACATTTTTACTACGGATACTTACGGGGCTTTTACCAAGGTGGATCTGTCTGAGTGGACGAAGGTCAGGATCAAGGGTACGCTTTCCGGCGCTACCAGGAACACTGAGTGCGTTTTCCGCGTGATGTCTGCAATGGGAACGGTCTGCACGGAAAACAATGTGGCTGCGCAGTCTTTTACCGCAGGCGTGATCGATGCTACCATCGATGTCAGCGCGATCGATTCCAGTTGCTATCTGGGCTTTACATTCTATAACGATACGACGACCCCAGTTGCTATCACATTTGAACTGACCGAGCTGTGGCTTGAGTGACGGGAGGTGGCAGAAATGAAAACGATTTGTATCGATGCTGAGTTCAAGTGCCATGTCATGGACGATGGCACCATGACCGCCATCGAGACGGACTTCTTCGATGGCAAGTGTGACGAATATATCGAGGGCTATCGCTTCGTGCCGGAGGGTGAGGTCTGGACGGGAGAGGACGGGACCGTCTTCGCCGGTGAGATGATCGCGCCCTGGAAGGATCACGGGGAACTTGAGAAGGCTCAGGCGGCCTACGAAAGACAGCTTCTGGCGGAGTACGCGGAGGCGCTGAAGGTATTGGGGGTGACGGTATGAATGTGACGGAACAGGCAAAAGCGATCCGCTCTGCCATGGATGCCGCCGGAGCGGTCCTGACGGACGCGCAAGCTCTGGGCTGCAAGGCGATCTACAAGCAGTGGCAGACCCTCGTGGAGGCCGGGGCCGTGGCCGAAAGGGGCTACCGGTTCCTCTACGGCGAAGACCTTTACCGGACGGAGCAGCCCAGCTACACCTTCACGGTGCAGTATGTCCCCGGTGCGGCCGGGACCGAGAGCCTCTTCTCCCGGATCGACGAGACCCATGCCGGTACTGCCGAGGACCCCATCCCCTATGCCGGTAACATGGCTCTGGAGGAAGGGAAGTTCTACTCCCAGGACGGCGTGGTGTACCGCTGCACCCGCTCCACGGGCGTAGCGGTGTATGCGGCGCTGTGGGAGCTGGCGGGCCTCTATGTGGAGGCCCTATGAAAGCGCTACAGAAGCAGCGGCAGCTGTACTATCTGGGCTACTACGGAGCGGGCCCGGAGGAATTGGACGGGCTCTGGGGGCTGAAATCCCGGGCGGCGACTCAGGAATACCAGTATGACGCGCTTCTGGAGGCCGACGGGATCTTCGGTGCCCACACGGCAGCAAGGACCAGGGAGGAGATCTCCGCCCTCCAGCGGCTCCTGGGGGTGGAGCCCGACGGTCTGGCGGGGCCTGTGACCGAGGGGGCAACGGCGGACTTCCAGCGCAGTCGGGGCCTGAGCGTTACGGGCCGCATGGACGATGCCACCCGGGAGGCGCTGGAGCAGAAAAAAGAGGACTTCTGGGCGGATATCCGCTACTTCACCCGGGAGGAGCTGCGGTGCAAGTGCGGCGGAAAATACTGCGACGGCTTTCCGGCGGAGCCCCGGGAGGCGGCGGTCCGGGTGGCGGACCGGGCAAGGGCCCATTTCGGGCGGCCGGGGCACAATGTGAGCTTCCTGCGGTGCCGGGAGTGGAACCGGCTCCAGGGGGGCGTGGCGAACAGCCAGCATATGTACGGCGAGGCCATGGACCTGCGCATCGAGGGCGTCAGCGCGGGGGAGCTGTACAGCTTCCTGAAAAAGCAGCCGGAGGTCCGGTATACCTATGAGATCAACGGTACCAATGTGCATTTCGATGTCCACGCCCAGGGGCGGTGAGCATATGGAAAGGAGGAAGCCATGACGGAAGCGGTACTGGCCGCCCTGATCACGGGGGGCCTGTCCCTGGCGGGGGTGGTCGTCAGCGGCCTGCTGACGGCGAAGAAGACCGAAAAGACTCTGGCGGTGAGCCAGGCGGTGACGGATACCAAGTTGGAGGAGCTGACCCGGGAGGTCCGGGAGCACAACCATTTCGCCCGGCGGATGCCGGTGGTGGAGGAGCAGATCAAGGTGCTGGACCACCGGCTGAGAGTCCTGGAGCGGTGACACAGTGCGTCAGAAGTGCGTCACAGGAGCGTAGGGGCGATGCCCACATCGCCCCGGCAAGACCGAAGCATTTGCGGCAGGCCGATGTGGGCATCGGCCCCTACAAAATATCCGGCAACATGCGGTGAAAAAGGAGGAAAAGATATGAAGATCAACTGGAAGGTAAGACTGTGCAATCCTGTTTTCTGGGCGGAGGTGGCAGCGGCGGTGGTGCTGCCCATCCTGGCCCAGCTGGGGCTTGGCTGGGAGGATATGGATTCCTGGGCGGCCCTTTGGGCGGCTCTGGCGGCGGCGGTGAAGAGCCCCGTGATCCTCACTGCGGTGGCGGTGAGCGTGTGGAACGCCCTCAACGATCCCACCACCCGGGGCCTCAGCGACAGCGACCGGGCCATGGGCTACCACGAGCCCGCCTGAGAGAACGGCGGACTCCCGTATGGGAGGCCTTCCAGGCCTCCCGCCGGGCCCGACCCGGGAAAGAGAAAAAGGAGTGATCTATGTACTTACGAAAAATACTTGAGCCGGAGACCAGACCGGAGATCTTTATCCCGGGCTACGGCATAGGAAACGCCGCCGGCGGCCCTGCTCTGCAGAAAGTCTGGGTCAGACCTCCCCAGACCAGACTGGCGTCCAACGGCTCCGACGGCGGAACGAAGAAGACCGCAACTGCGGAAGCTGGGAAGACCGAACTGCCCCGGAGACGGGAAGCATCGTATCCGAAAGGGATCGTGGAGAGAAAAGACCCGTTTGATATGGCGACACGGCATGAAAAGTTCGATGAAACGCTCTATGAGGTGATACGCCCCCTCGACAGGCCTGCCCTGGAACAGCGGGTGTCAGAAACGAAGGGGCGGCTGGAGGAGCTGGAAAAGGCGCGCCAGGAAGTGAATATGATCACGAAACCGACGTTTTTGGACATCGGCCTGAACCCCTTTGGAAGATCTTCGGCCGCGCCGAGCAAAGAGATGGAGCATCGGGCGAAATGGCTGGACACACAGATCGAACAGGCGGAGCGGGATCTGATCGTTTACAACGGACGTCTGGATAACATGATCATGATGGAGGATATGGCTGAGTTTTCATCCTGGACCAAAGAGGAGCAGGATGCGGCAAGGGCACATCTTCAGTGGCGGGCGGGAGCCTTCTATGCCGGAGGTGTTCCGACGTTATTGTTTGAAACGGAAGAAGAGAAGAAAGCCAGGGACATCTCGGGATTATATGAGAGGTATGGCGAGGATAGATTGGAAGAGATCCTGGAGTCGGTCGAGCGGGATCAGAACGCCCGGACCCTCAGAGAGTACCAGGACTCTTTCGATGAAGCGGCAGAGAAGGGAGGATACTGGAATTTCCTCCCAAGCGTGGCGGCAACAGCCGGGTCGGGCTTTTCGAATATCGCGGGCATCACCTACTCCCGGATACATGATACAGGCCGGTACTCCACATCGGACCCCAACCATTTGGGACAGGTCTTGTCCATGTATTCACATACTGTGACAGAACACAATTCCAAGAATTTCGGAAAGGATCTGCTGTCGTTCCTGGAGTTTGCGTCAACAAGCGGAAACGCGGGGGTGTACGGCATGACAGTGCCCACCAGTTTTCAGCCCCAGATGTACGATGGTCTTAAGGGTACGAAGGCTCAGAAGGCCGTCGATACCATCGGCGGACTTATGTACACCGGAGGAAAAGCGGCGGCAGATGATCTTGTCCGGAAAGGAGTGGGCGCCCTTGTGGGCGGTCCTGGGGGAAAGGCAATTACCCTGGGACTGGCGGGCATCGGCTGCTTTGGCGACAGCTACAATGCCGCGACCAGAAAGGGCGCGACACCTGCGGAGGCGACGCTGCTGGCGGTGACTGACGCAGGTGTGGAGGTGATCACGGAATGTATGCCGCTGGAGGATTGGTGGGATACGGTAAAGTCGAACAAGACGCTGGCGAGCGGTCTGGCGATGGACATCTTCAAGCAGTGCGGGATCGAGATCGCAGAGGAGGAGTTGAACCTGATCGTATCTGCGAGCACGGAGTATGCGGTGCTGGGTGAGAGGTCGGAATACAGCAGGCGCAGAAATGAGCTGATGCAGCAGGGTCATACGAGAGAGCAGGCGGAGCGTGCGGTGTTCCATGCGTTCATAGAAGACGCGATGAAGACAGCGGTGGTGACGACGGTCTCCACCGGCCTTAGTGTCGGCGGAGGGCGGACATACGGTTCCGTGACCGGTGCGTACGGGAACACCGATACACGGACACAGAGAAGCAACGGGGGCATAGCAACGGATACCGCTTCCAGACTGCCGACTTACCAGGATATGAATGCGAGACTGGAGGATATCCGGTCGCGCCAGGCGCAGCCCCAGGCGACGCAGACATCGGAGACTGCTGCTGCGAGCAGCAAGGGACACGGACCGGACGGAAGACCGGAGATGGTGCTGAGAGAGACATCGGATCCGGATACCGCAGATGTGCCTTACTTTACAACCGACCACTGGACCGGGGAATTGGAGGGCCTGTGGACGGAGACGGATGCGCGGACGAATCTGGACAGGCAGACAGACCGGGAAAAACAAACGGAGCCGGAGCAGCAAAGAACGCCGGTACGGTATGAGGACGCGTTGCGACAATATTTGAACGGAAGAGAAAAAACGACATCCGCGCCTGATACTGCGCTGAGCGCTAATACCGATACTGCGCTGACTGCCAAGCCTGATGCTGCGCTGATTGCTGATCGGAATACAGCGCCGGCGATCTCACAGAGTCCGTCGACCGCACCCAACACTACCGAGGAAACAACATCCAAGCCCAAAGCCCAGGTGATCGCGGAGCTGGCACCGAAGATCCAAAAACCGGGGACCACTCCCGGCAGAGCGACTATCGCGGCAGAGCAAACATACGCGGACGCGGAGAAGCGCTTCGGTTCCGACGCCGCGACAGTTCTGGGATACCTCCAGCCCGGACAGGACCCAAGACGGTTCCTCGACGGTTTCCAGAATGCCTACTTCGCCGGAAAGATGGGAAGCAATGAAGCGCTCAAAAACAGTGCCGCCGCGACTTACCTGACGGAGGAACAGCGACACATTGCATATGATATGGGCCATCAGGCGGCAAACACCGGACATCGGGCGATACTTGACATTGAGACCAGTGATGGTACAATGGATAGTAACGAATTTTGGATAGGCAGAAGCCTTGGCGCAAAGGCAAAGAACTACAAGGTACGAGACCTAGCTACAGGAGAAGAGTTTACCTTCGTTGAGGGAACTCGATTGCAGGATGTCGAGGTGTTTGCGGGAAAAAGATCAAAAACTCCATATCGTAATGCGTTTGAGTATGCGGATGAATACGGAGGAAAAATCGATGATTGGCAACATGTAAAGGGAAAAGCATGGCTGGAAACACCGGAAGGAGAGCGCCTTGCGGAAGTGCATTGGTCACAATGTCCCGGCATAGGAAAAGTGGACTTTTTTGTTAAGAAATGGTTGGATTGATATGAAAGTAAAATACATTGGTAATGCAAGAAAACTGGCGTTTAAAAAGGAAAAGGTATATGAGGTAATGTCTATCGAAAAGGGCTGGTTCCGAATCATGACTGAACTGGACGAGGACTATCTGTTTCCTCCGCATGTTTTTGAGGTTGTGGAAGGTGACGCAAGGGATCTTCTAGAGAAAGAGAAGGATACAAACAGTTGAGCAACGGGCACCTGCGAAAGGCCGCAGGTGCCCGTTTTATACTTCCTGTTTTTAACGGCCTCCCAGTCCCAGATAGAGGGTGCGGTGCCTTATCTGACCACTGACCATTGGACGGGAGAGCTGGAGGGGCTGTGGACGGAGACGGATGCGCGGACAGCGGATACGGGAAGAGGGCATGATGCAGATGCCCGGGCAGAGGATAAGCAAAGGACACCGCTGCGGTATGAGGATGCGCTGCGGGAGTATTTGAACGGGAGGGGAAAGGCTTCCGTCAATGCCGATACTGCGCTGAATACCGATACCGCGCGGACAGCCGATCCCAAGGCTGGTCCGGCGACCTCACGGACTCCGGTGGTCGATACTAACGGCACTCAGAGAACGGCACCGAAGCCCAAAGCCCAGGTGATCGCGGAACTGGCGCCGAAGATCCAAAAGCCGGGGACTACTCCCGGCAGAGCGACGATCGCGGCACAGGAGACATACGCGGACGCGGAGAAGCGCTTCGGCGCCAATGCGTCCACAGTTCTTGAAATGCTCCAGCCTGGACAGGACCCCAGAAGATTTCTCGACGGCTTCCAGAATGCCTATATCCTGGGCAAGCAAGGAAATCGCGGGGCTCTGGACAGGAGCAGCGCGGCGGCTTATCTGACGGACAGCCAGCGGGGATATTCTTATACGCTTGGTGAGCAGACGAGCCGGGGGC